CCGCGTCTCTCAAAGCTGAACTTGCTCAGCGAACTCGATGCCATTCCGCTCGGCCGCTACTGTCGGTATGTCGTGGAGTGGATCGCGGCGGACCTAGCGGTGCAGAAGGAAGGAACCTGGTTCGACGCCGTCGGCACCAACGGCGAGCCGACCAAGAAGAGGCACCCTGCCTGGCAGGCTTGTCAGGACATCGAAAAGCTTCTTCGTGAGACGGAGGCCAGTTTCGGCATGCGGCCCGACGCCCGATACAAGATCATGCGGGATCAGGCCTTGTCGCATGGTCTCCTGCCGCTCTTCGAAGGTGAGACGAAGGAAGCAGCGGAAGCCGCCTCACGGCAACCGACGCCCGAAGAAGACGCGCTCGGCATCCTGTCCAACTTCGATTCGGCTCCGCCCACGCGTGTCAACTGATTATGACGACAGCCGAGACGTCGGCAGCCGCGATCGCAGCCTCGGCCGCGCATCTGCTATGGCCGGAACCGCAGTGGGTGACCGATGCTTACGAGCGGGGATGGGAGTGGGCACGCATTCAATGGCGCCGGGCAGCGTCTCAGCCCGGCGCCTGGTTCGATAGCCGGAAGGCAGATGCAGCGGTCGCGCTCTTCCCGCGCATTTTTCGGCTCACGGAAGACCGATTCGCCGGAAAGCCGTTCCGGCTGGCGCTGTGGCAGGAATGCATCGTCAGGATGCTCGTCGGCTGGAAGGTTCCAGTCGAGATCTTCGACGATGAAAGCTCGGGGCCGCGAATCGAGCAGGTGAGGCTCTATCGCCGCCTACTCCTGTGGGTGCCCCGCAAGAACGGCAAGTCCGAGTTCCTGGCAGCTCTTGCGCTGCTGTTCTTCGTTCTCGACGGTGTGGTTGGCGGTCAGGGTTTTGCGTTCGCCCGCGATGAAAAACAGGCTCGTATAGTCTTCGACAAGATGAAGGCGATGATTGCGATGTCGCCGGGCCTTAACGACAAGGCTCAGTCGTTCAAGAAATCGATCTGGATACCGAAGATCCGGGCGATGTTCGAGTTGCTGACCGGTAAGCCGGAGGGGAAGCACGGTCGATCGCCGACGGTCATCGTCGGCGACGAAATGCACGAATGGGAGACTGCAGAACTCGCCGCGACGTTGAGGCAAGGCACAGGCGCACGCCTCGAACCCATCGAACTCTACGCGTCAACGGCTGGCCTGAAGACGAACCAGACCGGTTGGGACCTTTGGGAGGAATCGGTCTCCATCCTTGACGGCCGCATCGATGATCCGACCAGCCTGGTCGTCATCTTCGCCGTTGATCAGGATGCTGATTGGTCGGACGAGGCGAACTGGCCGCTGGCCAATCCGTCGCTCGGCATTTCGCCGACAATGCAGTTCCTCCGCCGTGAGGCGGCGCTCGCAGCGGATAATCCGCGGGCAGAAGCACATTTCCGCTGCTATCACCTCAATCAGTGGATCGATGCGGTCACCCGATGGCTGAGCCTTAAGAAATGGGACGCCTGCGTTTCCGATCCGGATGCATGGAAAGCTTACGTTTGCGCCGAGGGCGAAAACTTTCGGGAAAAGATGGAGGCTGTCGGGCTCGCCGGCCGTCGATGCTTCGGCGCTTTCGACATTTCATCGACCGACGACATCACCGCATTGGTGTGGGCGTTCCCGCCTGACGAGGACGTGGATGTCTGGAAGCTGCTTTGTCGGTTCTGGGTCCCGGAGGACAGTATCCAGCGCCGGGTCAAACAGGACCGGGTATCCTACGACCGCTGGCAGCAGCTCGGGGCGTTGACTCCTACGCCCGGCGACTATGTCGACCAGGACTATGTAAAGCAGGCCGTTCTGGAAGGGCTTGAAGCCTTCGATGTTGCCGCGATCGGCTACGACAGCTGGAACGCCACGAAGCTCTATACCGACCTGGTCAAGGATGGCGCGCCGGAGGAACTCTTCCTGAAAATGCGCCAGGGGCACCAGACGCTTGGGGAACCGAGCAAGTTCCTGGAAAAGCTTGTGCTGAATGGAAGCCTCGACCACGGCGGCAATCCGGTACTGCGATGGATGGCCGGTAACGCCGCCGTCCGCTTCGATGAAAATCTGAACTTCGTGCCAACCAAAAAGCGCAGCGCGGAAAAGATCGACGGCATCGTCGCTGCCGTCATGGCCTGCGGCCTCGCTATCAGCGAGCAGGTTGAAGGTCCATCGGTGTACGAGAGCCGCGGCATACTGGAGATCGAGATATGATGGATAAAAATGGCGAAAGTCGCGGTTTATTCGACCTCCGGGATGTCTTCGGCATTCTCGGTCTAAGTCTCGTAACGGGAGGTATTGCGATGATGCATATACCTGCAGCGCTGATCGTCAGCGGTGCGATCCTGCTCGTCGGTGCTATTATGGCGGCGCGACGCTGATGAGCTTTCTCGCAAGTATCTTCTCCGCGTCAACCTATCAGGATGCCGGGACCCTCCATACGCCTGGCGGTTGGTTAGTGAAAGCGCTCGGCGGCGGCAAGACCAATGCCGGAGTGGCGGTTAGCGAATTTTCCGCCCTGAAGCTGCCGGTCGTCTATGCTTGCGTGAACCGTATCGGAAATCCCGTCGCGTGGTTTCCCCTGCGAATGTATCGGACGCGGCCGCACGGCGGGAAAGAACTGGTGACACAGGGCACCGGCAAGGGCCAGCATCCGTTTGCTTCGAGGCTGGGAGTGCGCCCGAATGACCTGATGTCTTCGAGGACGGTTCGCAAGACCGGGCAAGCCCATGCCTTGTTGTGGGGCAATGGTTATCTGGAGATCGAGCGCAACCAGCGTGGTCAGGCTGTCGGTTTGTACCCGCTTCTGCCCGATCGCACCGCACCCGTTCGGGAGAACGGGGAGCACTTTTTCCGGACCACCATCAATGGCCGTCAATATCGCCTTGATCCGGACAACGTCATCCACATCATGGACCAAAGTCAGGATGGCTATGTCGGCATCTCCCAGATCGCCATGGCGCGTGAGGCGGTCGCGATGGGACTGGCCACGGAAATGTTCGGGGCAAAGTTCTTCGCCAATGATGCCAAGAGCGGTGGCTTCCTGCTGCACCCGGGAAGACTCGGGCCGCAGGCGCACATGAACCTGACCGGCAGGAACGGCGAACGGGGCGCAAATCCGGAAAACCCCGCGTCGAAGCTGGAGAAACAAGGCGGGCTGGACAATGCGCATCGAGTGAAGGTTCTTGAGGAGGGGATGAAGTTCGTCCAGACGACCATCCCGCCGGAGGATGCACAGTTCCTTGGTACGCGCGAGTTTCAGATCGCCGAGATCGCGCGCATTTTCGATGTACCGCTCATCCTGCTGCAGAGTCATGAGAAGACCACATCATGGGGCTCTGGCATCGAACAGCTCATGATCGGTTTCATCCGCCAGACGGTCGGCCCGTGGGTCGATGCTTGGGAGCAGGAACTCAACTGGAAGCTCTTCACCGAAGAGGAGAAAGAGCAGGGCTACTACGTCAAGTTCAACATGAACGCCCTGCTGCGCGGCGACATGAAAACCCGGGCGGAGTTTTATCAGAAAATATTCGGAGTGGGTGGCTTCTCACCCAATCGTATCCTCGAGCTTGAGGACGAAGACCCGATCGGCCCCGAAGGCGACGAGCACTTTGTTCCCTCTAATATGGTTACGCTGAAGCGGGCGACAGACCCGAGTTACACACCGGGCACCGGCCCTGCCGCAACGCGTCAGCCGGATCCCGAAGAAGAAGAAGCCGAAGAACGGGCAGAAAGGGACACCGCATGAGATACGCCCATATCCTCCTCGCCGTCGCTTCCGAGATATGGGCGATTGACGAGTTCAAGCTTGATCAGATTGTCGCCTTTCTTGCGCTGCAGGCCTCAGGCGAAAAGTTGTCTGCGGAGGAACTTCAGGCCCGGATCAGCAGACAGGCTGAACGCGATGTCGCCCGACGCGAAGGCGCGGTTGCGATCCTTCCGCTGCGCGGTGTAATAGCCAATCGCATGAACATGATGTCGGAGATTTCCGGCGGAACCAGCACGGAACAGTTCGGGAGGATGTTCGATGCTGCCGTCGTCGATGCCGGCGTTAAGGCGATCGTCATTGATGTTGACAGTCCTGGAGGCGTTGTCTCCGGCACAGACGAGCTTTCGAGCAAAATCTTCGCCGCGCGCGGCAGCAAGCCGATCGTATCCCACGTGAACCCCACAGCTGCGAGCGCTGCTTATTGGATTGCCACCGCCGCCGATGAAATGGTGCTCAATCCCTCGGCTGAGGTCGGCTCGATCGGCGTCATGGGTGTTCACGATGACGTTAGTGCAGCGCTGGAGAAGATCGGCGTCAAGAAGACGCTGATCAAGGCCGGCAAGTACAAAGGTGAAGGTGCGCCGTTCCTGCCGCTGAGCGAGGAGGCCATAGCCCATCGACAGAAGCAGGTCGATGCCTATTACGACGCGTTCGTGCGCGCCGTCGCTCGCAACCGAAACGTTTCCTTGTCGGCTGTCAGGGACGGATTCGGCCAGGGGCGCATGGTGATGGCCTCCGAGGCAGTGTCCCAGGGTATGGCCGACAGCATCGCAACTCTTGAAGAAACCATCGCCCGCTTGGGGGGCACGGCCGAACCATCGGCTCAGCGCCGCAGGACATTCGCTACGGCCCGCGAGAAAAGAGCTCTCGCAATCTAAACCTCTCCGCTCATGGCGGCTGAAAATCGCGCTCCAGGAGCCGGCCTGGGCGATCGTCGAGTCGTATCCGGCATTCAGCAAGATCAGGAGAACCCCATGCTGAAGCAACTCCGAGAGAAGCGCGCAAAGCTCGTTGCCGAGATGCGCGGAATTATCGAAGCCGCCGAGGCGGAAGACCGCGATCTGACGGCGGAGGAGCAGTCAGCCTTCGACGAGAAGCAGGCCGCAAAGGAGGATCTGGACAATCGAATCCAGCGTCTGGAGAGTGTCGAGGCATCCGAGGCCGAGTTGAACGCGGTGGTACCGGCCGCGTCCCGTCGGGCGGAGATCATCCATCGTCCGGGTGGTGATCCTGCGGCTCGCGAATTCGAGAGCATGGG